GCGCACACCCGCGAAAAACACTGTTTTTCTGTCTAGGATTGTTTGCACGTGTCGCAACGTTGAAGGGTAATTGATCATGGGCAACAAAAACTCGGGCAGACGACCTAAACCTGTCGAGCAGAAAATGCGTTTGGGCAATTTAGGCAAACGCAAGTTGCCTGCCCGCGCTGACATCATTGCGTTGCCGTCGTTAGCAACGAACATTCCTGAACCCCATCGACCGTTAGGCAAGAATGGCAAAATGTTGTGGGAACGTGTTTGGAGTGCGGGCGCGTCATGGCTTCGACCTGCACTTGACGGCGACCTTGTTTTGATGGCGTGCGAGATGACCGACGAGAGAACGCAGTTAAGGTCTATGGTGTTCAGTAACATGAACGCATGGCGTGAACGTCGTGCTTTGAGAGAGATTGATAGGCAAATTACTTCGTTGCTTTCGCAGATTGGCTTCTCGCCAACTGATCGTGCAACATTAGGGATAGGGGAACATAAACAACATGAGTTCAACAACATCAGACAAAGGATTGAAGCGAAACGCAATGCTTCCAGCGGATAGGTGGCGTCCGACTTATTACACACCACGCAAGTCGAAGTTGACTGATGGCGATGAGATAATCAATTTTGCTTTTGAACAGTTCACTGTCTTAAAAGGTTTTAAGGCGGGCATGCCGTTGATGTTCACGCCTTGGCAAAAATGGTTGATGAGATCACTTTTTGAACGTGACGCAATTACGAAACGTCTGCGCTATCGTCGCGCTTTGATTGGTTTGCCACGTAAGCAAGGCAAGTCGTTGATGTTGTCAACGGTTGGCGTGTATGGGATGATCACAGGCGAGTCGGGGGCAGAGATTTATGTTGTCGCGGGCGATCGTGAACAGGCGCGCATTATCTTCAACGAGAGTAAGCAACAAATACTTTCTAGTCCTACGTTGTCAAGCGAATGTCGTGTCTATCGTGACGCGATCGAGATGCCACGTTTTGGTTCTGTGTTTCGTGTGTTGTCAAGCGACTTCAAAGGTCAAGCAGGTTTGAACCCTTCGCTTGTGCTGTTTGACGAACTCTGGAATCAGGCAAGTTCTGATCTTTATGATCAAATGACTTTGGGTTCAGGCGCGCGTGTTGAACCGTTAACTGTGTCGATTACGACTGCAGGATATGACTTGGACACGGTAGCGGGTCGGTTGTATCAATACGGCAAACAATGTGCTGCTGGTGAAGTCAATGATGACACGTTCGGGTTTTGGTGGTGGGAAGCATCAAGTGATTGCAATTTGACGAATGAACAAGAATGGGGTATCGCTAACCCAAACTTGAAACTTGGGTTGCTTGACATTGACGACATGCGCACAGCAGTCAAACAAACCGACGAAGCAGCGTTCAGAAGATGGCGACTAAACCAATGGGTGCGTGCGCAAGAGTCATGGTTGCCTGCTGGCGCGTGGCAACAATGCACAGACGCCCGCCCGCTTCTTGACGACGCGTTGACATTTGTTGGAATTGACATGGCATTGAAACATGACTCGATCGCTGTCGTCGTTGCACAAGTTCAAAATGATGTTGTCGTGACACGTGCCAAAATATGGAAGCCACAAGACGAAGGCGTTGATGTCGCGGGCGTAGAAGTTTACTTGCGATCATTGCACCAACAGTTTGATGTTCGAGAGTTCGTCTACGACCCTGCCTACTTCCAACGATCAGCAGAAGCGTTAAGTGATGATGGATTGCCGATGGTTGAATATCCGCAGTCATCGCAACGAATGATCCCCGCTTGCGGAAACGCCTATGACTTGATTGTCAACCAACGCATGACACACGATGGTTCGCCAACATACACCGACCAAGTGTTGTCGGCTGCGCAACGAATGACTGATCAAGGTTGGCGTTTGTCAAAAGGTAAGTCGCGACGACAAATTGACGCTGCGATTGCAATGGTGATGGCGTTAGATCGTGCGACACAACGACAAGTAGTGCCAATTGCGCCTAGTATCATACAAGTATGGCAATGAACAGAGACAAACTTACTACAATCAGTGAAGTATTCGGTTGCGTTTTGATGTCATTTGGTGCGAGTTTGTGGTCAATTCCGCTTGGTTTGATCATTGCGGGTGGTTGTTTGATTATGTTGGGATGGGCTAACTCATGAGTTTAATTAAAAGAATTACTGAACGTCGCGCCTTGCCGACAAGCATTGACCCTTACCAAATAACTGCACGACCTTTCTATCCGAACTATTCGGGCGAGATTGTTACCGAACTCACCGCGTTCGCATCAACCGCCGTGTTGTCAGCCGTGTCTTTACTTGCTGACAGCATCGCCACAATGCCGATCGAAGTGATTAGATACCGTCAAGGCGTGTTGCAAAAACTGCCAACGCCAAGCGTGTTAGTTAAACCGAACTCTCATCAAACAATGTTTGAGTTTGTGCATCAAGTAATGCTCTCGATCGCGTTGCATGGGTGCGCCTACATTTATGCACCGCGACGCGCAGGCGGGTTGCCACCAGAAATGCGCGTGTTGCACCCGAACCTTGTCAAGCGCACAATTATCACCGACGATGGTTCTGCGTATGTTTACCAAATAGGCAACGATGAATACTCAAGCGATGACGTGCGCGCAATTCATTGGATACTTCTTCCAAACCAAGTCAAAGCGGTTTCGCCTTTGGAGTCAATGCGTAACACGATCGGCATTGGTTTAGCGATGGACAGATTTTTGGCACAATTTTATGGTGAAGGCGCAACGCCAAGCAGCGTGCTTGAAACAGAAGCAACGATCACAGAAGAACAGGCGCGCATACTTCGCGATACGTGGTCAGATGGTCACACGCAACGACGACGACCAGCAGTTTTGACGGGCGGGTTGAAGTGGCGTCCGATTACGACAAGCGCAGCAGACTCACAAATGCTCGAACATCGAGAAGCAATTGTTCGTGATATTGCGCGCGCGTATCGGATACCGTTGCACATGATCAATGGTTCAGGTGGCAACACTCAGACCTATCAGAACGTCGAGCAGTCAGGCATCAACTTTGTTCGTCATACTTTGTTGCCGTTCATGCGACGGATTGAAGACGCAATCAGCGAGTTGCTGCCTTTAACTCAAAGGGTAAGATTTAATGCAGACGAGTTTATGCGTGCCGATATTTTGACGCGAGTGCGTGCGCAACAAACAATGATCATGTCGGGAACGTTGACACCAAACGAAGCACGACAAATAGAAAACCGTGAACCGTATGAAGGCGGTGACCAATTTGTGTTGGGTATCGCGGGCGCGCCTGTTGGTGGTATTGAAGGCGGCGACCTGCCAACGCTTGGCACTGATGCACTAACAAATTAGTTGATGTCATGACACAACAAGAAGGCGTTGTAACAAATGAAGTCGTTGACGAGCAACGCGCTGCGCCTTCGTTGATCGCGCCGTCGTTCATGGCTGCGTCTGCGCGTCGCGGATTACGTTTGCACGCAGAAGGCAAGTCAGGTGACGGGTTGATGCCTGCGACAGTTCGAGCGGCACAACAAATGGCAAACGGTGAACCGTTATCAGAAGAAAAGTGGCGCAAAATTGCACCTTGGATAGCGCGACACATTGTTGATCTTGACGCGGTTCAAGGCGATGAGATTACTGCTGGTTTGGTTTCAATGTTGTTGTGGGGTGGTGGTTCAAGTAAAACAAGTGCGCGACGTGCGCAAAGTTACGCTGAACGACTGGTCGCACGACTTGACAACGATGAACGTGCTAACCCGCCTGCACCGAAGAAAGATCAAATCAAAGGCAGCGACAAGAACCCTGCTGGTTCAGCAAAAGGCAAGTCGGGCAAAATAACGATCAGCGCAGCGACTACAAAAGCGTTGCAAAACAAAGTTGATGAACACAACGACAAGATGACAAAAAACGATCGCCCGTCTTGGACACGGACAACGTTGGGCGCGTTGAAGTCGGTATATCGTCGTGATGCGGGCGCGTTTAGTAGTTCTCATCGCCCGAACGTCGGGCGACAACAATGGGCGATGGCGCGAGTTAATGCGTTTCTTGTTTTGTGTCGCACAGGCAGACCCGCTAATCCAAAGTATGTTACCGACAACGACTTGCTGCCTAAAGGACATCCAAAGTATTCAGATAGTCGCGCAATTGATCAACTGATGGTTATGATAGGCAAACCTATGACAACAAACGAAACAAAATGGTGTTCAATTGATGACACAGATCGACGTGTCGCTTATACAAACATTGAAGCACGACAAATTACTTTTGAAGATGACGACGAAGAAGAAACAGCGAGCAATACTTTGTTTGGATATGCCGCAATCTTTGACTCACCAAGCGAACCAATGCCTTTTACCGAGTTCGTCAAGCGTGGCGCGTTCACTAAAACTCTTGAAGATGGGGCTGATGTTCGTTTGCTCATCGATCATCAAGGCGTGCCACTTGCGCGCACAACATCAGGCACACTTCGTCTTCACGAAGACGAACGCGGACTAGCAGTTGAAGCAGACCTTGACCCAAACAACCCTGATGCCATGCGCGTCATGTCAGCCTTAAAACGTGGCGACATGTCACAAATGAGTTTTGCATTTAAGACAGTCAATGACACGATCAGCGCGGACGGTATGACACGTGAATTGAACGAAGTGCAACTGTTCGATGTCAGTGTTGTGACCTTCCCAGCGTATGAACGAACAGTTGCAGAGATTAGGTCTAGACAGTTGCAACAAACACCACCAACAGATAACCTTGAACCAAAGACGACAAGTGTGAACGTGCGCAACGCACAACTAGCAATTGCAAGAATGTCAAAATTAAACAAGAACAAAGGATGATTAAAATGTCTTACTCAGATGTGTTAGCAGAGAAGCGCGGTAAAATGTTGGACAAAGCAGAAGCGATTGTTAACACCGCACAAGAGATGGTTCGTGAATTGACACCAGAAGAAGATCGTGCAGTTACTGAAACACTTGACGAAGTCAAAGAGTTAGACGAGCAGATCCGACGTCACAAAGAACTTGAAGAACGTCAAGTCGAAGCAACAGAGACACGCAAAGCGTTGAATGTTGAGTCAACAGTGACAACGATCAAAAGCGAACCACGCACCTACTCACCAAAGTCAGAGTCGTCATTTGTTCGTGACGCGTTTTCTGCACAGTTCAGCAACGACTTCGCTGCTAAAGAACGTCTTGGTCGACACATGCAAGAAGAAAAAATTGAGCGTCGTGACGTAACAAGCGCAAACTTTGCAGGCTTAATCGTCCCACAATTCTTGACTGATCTAGCCGCACCGTTTGCACGTGCAGGCAGACCATTCCTTGATCAAGCACGCAAGCATCAGTTGCCACAAGAAGGTTTGGTCATCTCGATCAGCAAAGTAACGACAGGCACAGCAACCGCAGTTCAAACTGAAGGTGCTGCTGTTCAAGAAACAAACATGGACGACACAAAACTTGATGTTTCTATCGTCACTGTTGCTGGTCAGCAAAATGTTTCACGACAAGCAATTGAACGTGGCACAAACATCGACACGCTTGTCATGGCAGACCTTGTTAGCGCATACCACACCAACCTTGAATCCTTGTTTGTGACAACAAGTGCAACATCACTTACCAATGTGATCACGCAAGTAATCACTTACACAGACGCAAGCCCAACAGTTGCAGAAATGTATCCAAAGATCGTTGACGGTATTCAAAGAATTCAAACAAACTTCTTTGCTGGACCAAACTTTATCTTGATGCACCCACGCCGCCTTGGTTTCTTCTTGGCAGCAGTTGATGATCAGAAGCGTCCATTGGCAGTGCCAGTGCCAAACTTTAATGGTCAGCCTGCATTTGCATCAGGTAACGGTGCGCCTGTCTATGGCAACTCGGGCTACACGATGCTTGGTTTGCCAATCATCACAAGCGCGAACGTCATCACAACAAACGGTGCAGGTTCTAACGAAGACGTGATCATTATTGGCAACACGCAAGAAGCACACTTGTTTGAACAAGGTAGCGGCGAGCCAATGATGCTACGTTTTGAACAACCAAAAGGTGCTGAACTAGATGTCACCATGATCGTTTATGGATACTCAGCGTTCACCGCTAACCGATACGACAAAGCATTTGCTTTGGTCGGTGGAACTGGTTTAGTAACTCCTACTTTCTAATCTGATCAACGTGGTGGTCGTCGGCAAGGCGATCATCACGTTGTTGATTGATGGTAACATTGAAACATGAACAAACAAATTGACGCCCTACTCCAAGAACGTGAAGGGTATGCAAAACGCAATTTGCCAAAACGTGTTGAAGCGGTAGATGTCGCGTTACGTGAACTAGGTTTTGAACACAAGTATTTGACAAACATCGAGTCGGCATCTGTGTCAATTGACGTTGAAACAACAACAAGAAAGAAGCCAACAAAGCGCAAGAAAGGCTGATCATGGCAATCGTCAATGGCTATTGCACCTTAGCCGAAGTCAAAGCAGCCCTAAGATTGATTGACTCAGTCGATGACACGTTGCTCGAGAAGTCGATAGAAGGCGCGTCGCGTCGCATCGATGGTTATTGCGGCAGGTTCTTTTATCAGTCAACGACGACAGCGATCAAGTTTTTTGCTGGCAACGCGTATCGTCTACCGACGCGTGACATCTCATCTACTAGCGGTTTGATCGTGCAAACAGACAACGACGGCGACGGCACGTTTGAAACAACGTGGACAATCAACCAAGATTACATTGTCGAACCTTTAGACGCAGACCTACAAGATCGACCGTATCGTGCAATCGTCGCAGTCGGTGGCAAAACATTCCCATTGTTTTACATTCCAACAGAAGCAGGCGTTCAAGTCACAGCAAAATGGGGCTATGAGTTTGTGCCGCACGACATTCGTGAAGCATGCGTGTTGTTGTCAATGCGACAGTTCGCACGATATAACGCTGCTTTAGGTGTCATGGCGTTCTCAGACATGGCGATCACGGTGCGAGCAGTCGACCCTGACGTTCGTGACTTACTCTCACCATACCGTTTGATCGGTGTTGCCTGATGCCTGCAACCGTGTCACAAGTAGTCACAGGTCTTGCCGCTAACTTAGCAACGATTAGTGGTTTGCGCACATTCACCTACCAACCTGAACAACTCAACCCACCAGTCGCGTTCCCTGTCATCGACTCAATTGAATATCATGGGGCTATGGGCGGTGGTGATGTTCAGATGCGTTTCAACGTGTTTGTGATCGTAGGAAGATATCTTGACCGCACTGCGCACGCAACTCTAGACGCCTTTCTGTCTTATAGTGGGGCGTCGAGTGTGCGAGCAGCGTTAGAAAGCGATCGAACGTTGGGCGGGGTGGCACAAACTTTGATCGTTGAGTCGTCTACAAGTATTAGTTCTTTGACTGTTGCAGAAGCAGACTATTTGCAGATAGTATCTACTGTAATCGTTCACGCATAAGGTGGCAGTATGAGTCAGTATAAGATCATTAGCGACAACACAACACTTGGCAAGCAAGGCGCATCAATTGACGCGTCACAACTTGAAGGTTTGAATGTTGACGCGTTGATCGAAGGCGGTCATCTTGAAGTCGTTAACGCATTACCAAAGAAGTTTGACAAGAAAGAGCAGGAATAATCATGGCGGCAATCGTTTTAACCGATGTCAAAGTAACACTCAACTCGGTTCTA